GTCAAGAATAGGTTCAGAACTTCCGGCATCGATGGTTTTAATTTCTTTAAGAGATATGTCAATATTTTTAAGATTATTGATCCAAGATCGTATGTTGAATGACTCTTCTGGTTTTTCATTCCGCATTTTCTTTAATTCAGACCATTGTCGGTAATGTTTACCATTCCTAAATCGGTAAAAATTGTAAAATAAGTTGTCTCTGCCTGCGTTGAAAATTCCAGAACTTCTTGACAGAATTCTTTTTGCGTCTTGAATTATCATAAGGTCCAATGTGTTTGAGTCATCTTTTTTGTGAGATCTGATCTTTTCAAGAATGTATTCTCGAGTTTTCATTATAAACTCATATTTTCTCCTTGCTGTAAAGTCAATATCATGTTCTATCGGAACTAGAGGGTTTTTTATCTGGTTATAAATTCTCATCTTATCACTTTGAGTGCAGAACTTGAAGTAATTGTCACTAATGATTCCAAAGACTGACAGGTCTGAAATCGAAACGGCTTTGAGCCCTCCATAAGCTATGATAAAATTTTCCATGTCAAAATCATATTTGTAAAGCTTGCATAATTTCCTCATCATGTTGCAGTAAACTAATTCTGGTAGAATCATCTGATTACTCAGCATGAACATGTTGACACATCTAGAGACTATTTCCAGATGATTGTCTATGAAACTTCTGTGAACAAGAGAAGAATAAATAGTTGCCAATTGTCTCATGTACGAATTCATTATGGTTCCTTCTATATTGTAAATGGAGACCATTTCTGATATTTTCCGCCCATATTTTTCGTTCTTAGGCTTGTCCGGGTCGAGTCTAGACCCCTTATGCGTAAGTGAGGGCTTCGTAGCTGACTGAGCCAAAGAGAAAGCCAACGGGACCATGGAATTAATTTTCAAAATGTCATGAATGTCTTTTTCATCGAAGGTCGTCAAAGTCTCGAAACTAGTGTTCTTGTCGTCAGAATGGAATAAGATGTAGGCTTTTAAGGAGTTCTTCACCAGTCTCTTAAAAACAACATCTGTCGTGAAAGCACATAGCCCATGAACGAAAGAGGAAATGAAATGATAAATGCCTTGAGGCCAACCATGAGACATGTGTAACGTTGTGAATTCGAACTTTTTCTTGTCTTGGTCAGACACTGTTCCTTTTTTTGATGAGAATGTCTTATTCGACTTAATAAGCTCCTCTCTGGAAACAAATTCGGCATTCTTATCTTTGATTCTGCGATCAAAAATAAGAAATATGTCCCATGTCGTTTCAAATGCTTTCTTCAATATACTGTGGATCTTCTTAGTGATTATCCCATACTGGAGACATAAGTCAATGACTTCTTCGAATTTGATCTTGAGATCCTGTCCCGACCACTTCTGCATGTCATCATTGATGTAAGCATTGGCCTTGTTGAAATTCATTTTTAGAATCTTCATTTGTTTGTCGAATTCAGACTTGGTAACTAGTTCTTCTGAAATTTTCGAACACAAAATCCTAAAAACAACCTGGATGGGAAAATGTGAAGCTTTCGTGTGGAAGGACTGGATCACTATTTCTCTATTAGCCACATCCTTTTGATACTTTATGGAAATAAAAGCTTTGCTTCCTCTTTTGGCATTTTCATTAATGGACCAATTAATGAACTCTGAAATGAAGAAATCAACACTTTTGTGACCCTGACTGATCTTCCATTCCCTGAATTTGACCAGTTGTTCATGGACAATAATGTTGTTCTTCTTTTTCCTCAATGTGTCAGGGTCCACGCCATTTGTGTTTGTCATAAAAAAGGAATAGAATTCTTCTCTACAAACTTTCTCATATTCATCATCAGTCACAGTGACATGAGGCCTATTTTCGACAAGCTCATCAAATGCAATATAAAAAGCCCCGGGAGAAATGTGTTTTTTAGGACTAAAAGTGTTTTGAAACTCATCTTCGCAGCAAAACTCAGCCTTGCTCTTAATATTCTTGTCTATGTCATAGTAAAAGGATTGGTAATTGTGGACTGTGGATGAAGTTTTTGAAAAGGGAAGAGTGTACACATTATTGAATTCTAAGAAGTCATGGAGAGTCTCTGGAGGTCCAAAGATACTCATAGGCGTTTTCTTGTTAAAATTGCTGTCTAAGATAAAACAAATTTCTTTGAGTAATATCAAATCAATGCCCCTTTTGGGGACATTCGAAAGATACTTTCTTAACAGATTAGTTATTTTGGAGTAATCACTATGGAGAATGACGTTTAAATACTTAAATAGAGACAAGTAACCTTTTGAAGAAGTCGAAGAAAAATAGTTGCTCCAGAAAAGCATGGTGAATTTTCTGGGGTCGCAAAAAAGCCTGTAAGGAAACATGGATGTGTAAAGCCGACTTCTGTGGATTATCATGTCACAATCCAGAATGTATTCTCTACTCAATACCATGGTTGCATCTTCGTTGATCTCAAATTCTTCTCTATAAGAGAAATGATTGTAACCGACTACTTTTTTATTTCTCTTGTCAATTTTATTGCTTGATACTACGAAGAAAAACTTAAATTTCACCTTAGAACTCAGACTATTGCTTGGTTTGAAAGGAGGCAGCAAAAATCCCATATTTTTAAACCCACAATGGGACATCAGAAATTCATTTTCTTTCAATCTCCCACAATTTTTGCTGAGTTCGATCAGATGGATGTGGAGGTCTGAAAATCTGTCTGGGAAACTATAAGCTGCCACTTTTTCGT